ATGGACACCTGCTGAACCAGGACCAGGAGAGTAAATAAAAACAAACAATTAAATTAAATCAAATGAAAATTAAAGAAGAAGAATTATTATTAATTCAAGAGCAACAAAAACAGCTTAACGAGCTAGTTCACAACATCGGATTATTAGAAAGCCAAAAGCATGGATTACTTCATGAAATAGCTGGAGCTAATAAAGAAATAGAAGATTACAAAGAGGTTTTAGAAGCTGAGTATGGTGCTATCAACATTAATATTGAAGATGGTGTTTATACTAAGATAGAAGAAGATGTCGAAAGTAATAAGGAAGATTAGTATAGGTTCTGACTACAAGAACGATGCCATGCATTATTCAACTGGTCAGGAAGTATACGGTGGACATACTATTAGTGATATTCTTTTTGAAGATCAAGATCAGTCATATAATATTTTTATAACTAAAAATAATGAAGTCTTGCCTTGGAAAAAGTTTAATGCTAATATGGCAATATCTGTAGAGTACGATTTAAAGTACTAATGAAAAGCTTATATAGCTTTATTGTAAAACCTTTAAATGAAAGGTATGACAATATTCAAAAAGTTGATGATAAAACACTCATCATTAATACAGGTATTGAAAACCATAGGTTTGTTAGTAAAAAAGCTGCTGTTGTATCTACTCCAGCGGCTTACACCTCAAAGATAAAAGTAGGTGATGAGCTTTATGTACATCACAATGTATTTAGAAGATGGTATGATCAAAAAGGTAATGAAAGAAATAGTTCAACCTTTTTTAAAGATGACTTATATTTTGTTTCACCAGAACAAATATATATGTATAATCTTAAACCACATTTAGATTATTGTTTTGTAAAACCACTTAAAAACCAAAACTTATTAGAGAACAGGAAAGAGCAACCCAACGTTGGTATAGTAAAATATACTAATAACGCCTTAGAAGCTGTAGGAATCACTCCTGGAACACTTATTACGTTTACCCCAAATTCTGAGTTTGAATTTATAATAGATGGTGAACGACTTTATTGTATGAAATCAAATGATATAGCTTTAACTCATGAATACCAAGGAAACGAAGAAGAAAATAATCCAAGCTGGGCAAAAAGCAGTTGAGGAACTTATAAAGGTAGCAAAAGAAAAGATTGTAGACTCAGACGACGATGTTAGCGCTGATAGATTAAAGAATGCTGCCGCTACTAAGAAACTAGCTATATTTGATGCTTTTGAAATACTTAATCGTATTCAACAAGAGGAAGATATACTAAATGAAAAGCCAAAGGAAATTAAAGAGCAAAAGTCTTTTAGAGGTTTTGCAGAGGGGAGAAGTAAGTGAATTACGAGCAGTTGCTTTGGAAAGAGATTAAGGACGTTGTAAATCCTAAGATATTAGCTAAAAACAATAGATTTAAAAAATGGGAGTATGGTTATAACTCTGATTATGATTTTATAGTAATAAGTAAAACTGGAAAAATTGGACAAATCATTGAAATACAGGATCTCAGGATTGCTTTACCGGCAACAGATGAACCGTTTAAACGAAGCGATAAAAAAGCGGAACAATACTGGGAAAGACAAGACTACCCAAAAGAGCTAAGTAAAATTAAAAGTAGATTTGACTGGGAAGAATACCCAGCTGAATTTAAAGAAAAGTGGTATGATTACATCGACGAAGAATTCAAAAGGCGAGAAAATGGCTATTGGTTTTACAATAACGGCGTGGCTAATTACATTACTGGTACTCATTACATGTACCTCCAATGGTCAAAGATCGATATTGGAGCACCAGACTATAGAGAAGCTAACAGACTCTTCTTTATATTTTGGGAAGCATGTAAAGCAGATACAAGATGTTACGGAATGTGCTACCTTAAAAACAGACGATCTGGATTCTCTTTTATGTCATCAGCGGAACTTGTTAACCAAGCTACAATATCTTCCGATGCTAGATTCGGTATATTGTCCAAGTCTGGTTCGGATGCCAAAAAAATGTTCACAGATAAAGTTGTACCCATATCAGTCAACTACCCGTTCTTCTTTAAACCCATTCAAGATGGTATGGACAGGCCGAAAACGGAACTGGCATATCGTGTTCCGGCATCAAAGCTTACTAGAAGAAAGCTTGAGTCGAATGAACAGCTTAGAGAATTAGAAGGATTAGATACAACTATTGACTGGAAAAACACAGGTGATAACTCTTATGATGGTGAAAAGCTAAAGCTATTAGCTCATGATGAAAGTGGTAAATGGGAAAGACCTGATAATATATTAAATAACTGGAGAGTTACAAAAACTACATTAAGACTAGGAGCTAAGGTTGTTGGTAAGTGTATGATGGGCTCGACTTCAAATGCTTTAGACAAAGGTGGAGACAATTTCAAAAAACTATACAATAATTCAACAGTTACAAAGAGAAATAGAAACGGACAAACATCTTCTGGCCTCTACTCTCTTTTCATCCCTATGGAATGGAACTACGAAGGATTCATGGATACTTTTGGATTTCCTGTCTTCGTTAGACAAAAGAGTCCAGTCAAAGGAGTTGATGGTGAACCAATTACAATCGGAGTCATTGAGCACTGGGAAAACGAAGTCGACGGATTAAAAGATGATCCTGATGGATTAAATGAATACTACAGACAGTTTCCAAGAACTGAAGCCCATGCGTTTAGAGACGAAACTAAAGATAGTTTATTTAATCTAACTAAGATATACGAGCAGATAGATTATAATGCAGAGTTAAATAATTCTGCAACAGTTACAACTGGTAGCTTTCAATGGGAGAATGGTATACAAGATTCAAGAGTTATATTTAACCCAAATAGAAACGGTAGGTTTCAAATAAGCTGGGTGCCACCTAAAAACTTGCAAAATCGAGTGATACTAAAGAATAACGGTAAGTATCCTGGAAACGAACACGTTGGAGCTTTTGGATTAGATAGTTATGATATATCAGGTACTGTAGATGGTAAAGGATCTAATGGTGCTTTACATGGTTTAACAAAGTTTAGCATGGAAGACGCACCACCTAATCATTTGTTTTTAGAATACATATCAAGACCACAAACTGCTGAAATATTCTTTGAAGATGTGTTAATGGCTTGTGTATTTTATGGCATGCCTATACTTGCTGAGAATAACAAACCTAGGTTTTTATATTATTTAAAACGAAGAGGTTATAGAGGTTATTCTATGAATCGTCCTGATAAAGTTTGGAATAAACTTTCAACAACTGAAAAGGAGATAGGTGGAATACCTAACTCAAGTGAAGATATTAAGCAAGCACACGCTGCTGCGATTGAATCTTATATAGAAACATATGTAGGATTAAAAGAAGATGGTTATGGAGACATGTACCATCAAAAAACATTAGAAGACTGGGCTAAGTTCAATATTAACAATAGAACAAAGCACGATGCTTCGATAAGTTCAGGTTTAGCAATAATGGCTTGTAATAAAAATAGGTATACACCTGTCAATAAAAGACAAACCAAATCTGTAGCTTTAGGTATTAAAAGATATGATAACACGGGTTATAATTCAAAAATAAAATAGATGATAAAAACTAATTACAATAGTTCTTTTCCAGATCAGGTTGTGCCAGATGTAGAAAAAGCTTCTTATGATTATGGTTTACAAGTAGGTAGAGCAATAGAATCTGAGTGGTTTAGAAGCGATAAAGGTTGGCAGGATAGATTTAATACGAACTATAATAATTTCCATAAGCTAAGATTATACGCTAGAGGAGAACAATCTATTCAAAAGTACAAAGACGAATTATCAATCAATGGTGACTTATCTTATTTAAACTTGGACTGGAAACCCGTACCAGTTATACCTAAGTTTGTAGATATTGTTGTTAATGGTATGTCTCAAAGATCTTATGATATTAAAGCTTATGCTCAAGATCCTGAGTCTATAATGAAAAGAACTGCTTATGCTGAAGCTTTACAAGTGGACATGATGCAGAAAAATTTTATCAATAAGATTAAACAAACTACAGGCTTAGACGTCTCAAGATCCCAAGGTAAAGGTTTAGATATGGAGAGTGAAGAGGATATACAGCTTCACATGCAGATGGATTATAAAGAATCTGTTGAAGTAGCTGAAGAAGAGGTGATTAACAATGTGTTAGCTAAAAACAAGTATGATTTAATTAGAAGAAGATTGAATCAAGATTTAACTATATTAGGTATTGCAGCTACTAAAACATCTTTTAATAGATCTGAAGGAGTTACTATTGATTATATAGATCCAGCAAATTTAGTTTATTCATACACTGATGATCCTAACTTTGAAGACATATATTACGTAGGTGAAGTTAAATCAATTAGTTTACCAGAACTTAAAAAGCAGTTTCCTGATTTAACAACTAGCGAGCTAGAGGAAATACAAAAATATCCAGGTAATGAAAGCTATACTAGAAACTGGAGTGGTAGATACGACGATAACACAGTGCAAGTATTATATTTTGAGTACAAGACTTACACTAATCAAGTATTTAAAATAAAGCAAACAGCGTCAGGACTTGAAAAAGCATTAGAAAAACAAGATACATTTATAGATGCGCCAGAAGGTGACAACTTTAAAAAAGCCTTTAGATCAATTGAAGTATTATACTCAGGAGCTAAAATACTAGGTCATAATAAAATGCTTGAGTGGAAAATGGCAGAAAATATGACTAGACCATTTGCTGATACTGTTAAAGTTAATATGAACTACAACATTGTAGCTCCTAGATTATACAAAGGTCGCGTAGAATCAATTGTAAGCAGAATTACTGGTTTTGCTGATATGATACAGTTAACTCATTTAAAACTGCAACAGGTGATGTCTAGGATAGTGCCTGATGGGGTTTATATGGATATAGATGGTTTAGCAGAAGTAGATTTAGGTAATGGTACTAATTATAATCCAGCAGAAGCATTAAATATGTATTTTCAAACTGGATCTTTAGTTGGTAGATCAATGACTCAAGATGGTGGTATGAATCCAGGTAAAGTTCCAATCCAAGAACTTTCTACTTCAAATGGTATGGGTAAAATACAGTCGTTAATACAAACTTATGAGTATTACTTAAAAATGATTAGAGATGTAACCGGACTTAATGAAGCTAGAGATGGCACATTACCAGACAAGCAGTCATTAGTTGGTTTACAAAAATTAGCTGCTGCTAATTCAAATGTAGCTACTAGACATGTATTACAAGCTAGTTTATATTTAACACTTAGAACTTGTGAAAATATATCACTAAGAGTTGCTGATGCTTTAATGTTTCCAATGACTAAACAGTCTTTGATGTCTAGTATATCTAGATACAATGTAGGAACATTAGAAGAGTTATCTAGTTTAAATATTCACGACTTTGGTATATTCTTAGAATTAGAACCAGATGAAGAGCAGAAGCAAATATTAGAACAAAATATTCAAATAGCTTTACAAGCTGGGCAAATAGATCTTGAAGATGCTATTGACATTAGAGAAGTTGCTAATTTAAAGTTAGCAAATCAAATGTTGAAGAAACGTAGAAAAGATAAAGCAGCTAGAGATCAACAAGCACAGCAGGCTAATATGCAAGCTCAAGCACAGTCTAACGCGCAGTTAGCAGAGCAAACAGCTATGGCAGAGGCTCAGAAGCAGCAAATACTTACTGAGCAAAAAATGCAACTTGAAAAAGCTAAGTCTGATTTTGAAGTTCAAAAGATGGAGAGAGAAGCACAAATTAAACAACAGTTAATGGAACTAGAGTTTAATTATAATATGCAGCTTACTCAAGCTCAAGGACAAGCTAAAAAACAAGAAGAAAATTTTAAAGAAGATCGTAAAGACGAACGAACTAAAATACAAGCAACACAACAATCTGAGTTGATAGATCAAAGAAAAAATGATTTATTACCGAAGAACTTTGAATCCGCAGGTAATGACAATATGGGTGGATTTGGCTTAGAGCAATTTGGCCCTAAGTAATTTTTTATTAACTATTATATTATATTATGTCAGAAGAAGTAAAAGAAGAAGGTTCTTTTAAAATAAAAAAGAAACCAGGTAGACCTAAGAAACTTACCAAAAAAGGAGAAACTATAAAAGTAGATTTATCTAAAAAAGAAGATCCTGTAGAAGAGGAAGTAGCAAAAGTTGTTATTGACGAAGCTAAGGAAGAGGCTGTTAAAGAAGAGCCAGTAAAAGAAGTTGTTGAAGAAAAAACTGAAGAAACTACTGAAGAAAAAGTAATCCCAATACAAGAGATTACTGAAGAAAAAGTAGAAGAAGTAAAAGAGCCAGTTATAGAAACTGCTCCAGAGCCAGCTAAGCCAGAGGTTAACTTACCAGAAAATGTAGAAAAGTTAGTTAAGTTCATGGAAGAAACAGGTGGTACAGTTGAAGACTACGTTAGATTAAATGCTGATTACAGCAATGTAGACGACAACGTTTTAATTAGAGAATACTACAAACAGACTAAACCACATCTAGACATCGAAGAGGTAAACTTCTTATTAGAAGATAACTTTTCATTTGATGAAGATATGGATGAAGAGCGAGATATAAAGAAAAAGAAACTCGCCTTCAAAGAAGAAATTGCTAAAGCCCGTAAATTTTTAGAGGACACTAAGAGTAAATACTACGACGAAATCAAGTTGAGACCCGGCGTAACTCAAGACCAACA